TACTCTTCAAATAGATTCACAGCTGGATCTGCTACAACTCTTTCTATTGATGGATATTCTGTAACTAACACTGAAGATATCGTACTTGTAAAAAATCAAGCAGACCCAACACAAAACGGATTATTTAGCTTATTGAGAGTGGGTTCAGGAGCTACTTCATGGCAACTTCAAAGGTTAGCATCTTTTGATTCTAGTTCTGAAATCACTTCAAATACTCTTGTAAATGTTGTTGAAGGAAATGTAAATTCAAATACAAAGTGGTATTTGATTACACCAGATCCTATTACATTAGGTTCTACTGGATTGACATTCTCTAGAACAGAAAACTTATCAACAATATTAAGTGCGGTGACTGCAGGAATAAGTGTTGATGTCACTAATCTAAATACACAAACAATTGATGGAATTTCATTATCAACATTAACTATTGGAAGTAAAGTTTTAGTTAAAGATCAGATCATTCCAACAGAAAATGGCATATATGAAAAGTCTGTATCTGGATGGTCAATTATCTCTACTACTTTTGATTATCCATTTAGATGTAACGCAGGAACAATAAACGCTGAAACAAATTGGTATAAAACAAGACTTCCAAAAAATGATGAAATTGTAGATGGATTTACCAACACTACTTTCTTCAAGAAGATAACATTAGGAGAAATATCACCATTTATTTCAAGCATAAAACCTCATCTTTTTGAATTTAAAATAAATTGGGAAAGATACAATAAAGTATTTCCATATAATGAACTCAAAGTAAGATTTTTTGCAAATGATGATGGGCTACCTGATGATGCAAATCCTCTTACTAGTTGGAAAACAGTATCTTACAATCCTTATGTTTCAGATGTAAATGTTGCTCCTAATAATATTCTTGCGCAAGTTACATTGAGTGATGATGATTGGTCCGCATCCTTGTCTCAGTCAGATGTAATTTGGGTAGCAATTACAATACCGTTCAATGCTTCTTTGGCTGAAGCTAATGGTACTAAATTTACCAGTGATAAGTACATCAACAATGGAGCTTTTTCAAATTATCAAAATGCAAATAATCTTTGGCATAAGTTGCATTGTAGGTATTCAGAAAAATCATCAAACACAGATCACAAAAATGCAGTTCAGTTTAGAGTAAGAGCAGTATCTCATGGTGATGTTCAAAGTCATGCTACAGATCTTTCTGATGTGTCTATAGTTGATGTAAATGCACCTGGTTATTTAGGTGATATTCCAGTTGTAGAAATTGCAGAAGAATCAACTTTGAGAAATCTTCAATTGACAATCAAGACAGAAGATACTGATTCAGGCTTATTGGCATTTAGAGTTGGAAAAGAGATAGACAATTCTTTTATCACTTACACTCCTTGGCTGCCTTGGAGTAAATATGTTGGTACTACTAACGGTATTTATTATATTTATCTATATGGTCACTTAAATTACTACAATTCTGGCCCAAGTTTCTCAGCTTTTGATAAACAAAATATTGGATTTTCTGGTTCTAGAAAAATATGGGTTCAAATCATGGATTACGCTGGAAACATTTCAGAAACCAATCCTTTGACATTTGTTGCCAGTTCACAAGCTTTGGTAGATACACAAGCTCCTATTGGTCTTATTAACTTTTTTGATCCAAGAACAAACGCTACTTCAAATTATAGCAACCTACCTCAATCTTGGATTAAAATTGATGCTTATGATTTAGTCTCAGGAATCAAAGATTTTCAAACTAGAAGGTTGCTCGATACTGGAGAAGGTTCATGGTCAGAGTGGAGACCATTTAGTCCATACGCAAAAATTGATTTTTCAGGTGAGAAAGACGGAGTGAAAAAAGTAGAAATAAAACTCAGAGACTTTGGTAATAATTCAACACAACCAACCACTCAATGGAATCCAATCAGGAGACCTCAAGTATAATGATACCTACATTATTTACTGCTAGCTGCTTATGGAGAGGTCCAAACGATTCAGAGCAAGTTATTTATTTTTGCGGAACTTCAAAACAGACTTTTAATAATGTTTCACTTGTTGACAGTGAAGATTCTGAATACACTGCACAAACGGCTTTTAAGTTAGTAGGAACTGAGCCTGATGACCTTAACAGAATTTACAAATTAAAAGCGTCTGACAAGATTACACTCAACGTATCCAGAGAAATATCTTATGGAATTGATTCTTACAAAGGCTATATAATTTTTAGCTCTCCTATTTCTACAGCTAATGTAAGAGCTACGATTGAAAGACATTATGCTAGTGTTCATACATCAAATTTAGTTTCTTTTGAAAAAATTATTGATTTCAGAACTTTGGATGAGAGAGCTATTACATCAATGGTTCCTTCAAATGATGGAATTTATCTTTCTGGAATATCTGGAAAAATATGGTTCTATAATGGTGAATACATTAGAGGCCCTATCTTTACTTTACAAGATGAGACAGAAGAAATTTCAGCATCTTGTATGCTAATTCATAAATTTGATCATGAAACAGAAGATTATCTTTATGTAGGATCAGATGAAAAACCAAGACTATTTAGAGCTAAGTTGTCAACAGCATATAGCGGATCTCAATGGGAACAAGTTTATCCATTAGGTGCTCTAGCTGCAACAACTGGAGGGATATTGTCCTTAGCTTCAGCATACAATAAAATATTTATTGGATGTAGAAACGGCAAAATTCACAGATATACAAGAGAACAAGAAATATTACTTTCTCAGCCTACTAATTTGTTGACAGAAGAAGTTGTTGAAGAGTTTATAGAAACAGAATCACTCAATACATCAACTTTAATATCAAATAATATATCTGATTATGAAGCAAAAGAGTTTGGAATCAAGTCTCTGTCTGTCGGAAAAAATCAAGTATTTGCTGGGATAGATAGAAAACCTGAAATATGGGCTTATAGTGAATTACTTCTTAATAATCCTGAAAATGATGAGTCTTGGTCAAAAATTTTATTTGATGAAGTTTTTTTAGGAGATCCAGCACCAGCACAGTTTTATTCTTATGACAATGAAACGTTATCTAGAAGTAATGAAAATTTAGCAGTTGCAAGATTTGAAAACCAAAATTCTCCATCAGGTTACAATGAATTTTTAGTAATCAAGGGAAATACAACAACTGCTTTAGGTGCCACTTCATATGGTGCAAGATTGTTTGAAATTTCTGATGGTTCTGATTTTGAACAGCTCATTTATGCAAATCTTCCTGATCAAGATTTTATCAACGTAAAATGTGCAAGTTTTGCAGCAATTACATCTTGGAATAATTTCTTAGACTTAGATGGATATACTTTTGAGCTTAATGATATTTTTATGCTGAAAGATCAAACTAGCTTGGGAACTAATCAAATTTATAATGGAATTTATAAATTTTTAGGACCTGACGTTGATCCTGTTCCTGTAATTATTTCCAATTATATTACCAATGATAGTGTTGTCCTTGGTTTTTATATAGAGAATGGATATATAAATGGTGGTAATAGATACCTCTTAAACTACAACACACTTGTAGATACTAATACTTACACATTCTATAAGCCAAAGTATACAATAGAATCTGAATTTATCAATCTTAGTAATAGCCAATTGTCAGATGATTTAACATTAAGAGATTCTGATCAATTAAATAATTCAGAACAAGTTCAAACTAATTTTCAAAATGGTCATCAAGGTTTTGAAGTTTCTGATTTATATGGAAATTATTCTATCCTTATAAATAATGATGAAATTAGGGTTGAAAGTGGAAGTAGTCTAGTAACAAAGCCTATTATTTCAACAGGCATTGTTGAAAATTGGCAGTTTTATGAAGTTGCATCTGGCATCGCTTCAACGAGCTTATCAAATTGGAGTTCAAGGCAATTTGTTGATTCATTAATTCCAGAAATCTATACTATTTCTGACTTACTAAATAATGATTTTAATAAATTTACATTATCAATTACTCCCTCATCGACAGGAAATCCATCTATTGAAATTTCTGGCTTAGATTCAGTTGTTGATTTAGATAGTGTTATAAAAATTAAGTTCAGAGCTCAGCCAAAATCACAAAGCTTAAGTTCTTCAAAAGTCAGAGCTTATTGGGCTTATTCAGATGGTATTTTTGTTAATTATGCGGATACAGAAATTCATTCATCTGAGAACTTTGTAGAGTACACAATTAAGCCTATTTGGAATGGAGTTATTAATAAATTAGCTATTGAATTTATTGATTTACCAGAAAATTTTCAAAGACCTGACAAGATAAATATTGACTATATTCAAATATTGAGTGATGAAAATGTATTTGACGCTAACAATAAACTTTCAAGAATAAGATGGGTTGTTGAAGACAGAGATATAAAAATTTATCTTGGACATCAAAGATATCCATTTATTTATAAGAAAAACTTTATTAAGTTAGATACATTTAACAAAAAGTATATTGATTCAACATCAACAATTGCAGACTATGACAAGCCTTTTATAAAGTTTGGAAAATTAGATAATAATAGTGGGGATTCTTTATTTGGATACTCTTATGTATCATTTATAATTGGAGAGTCCTATCCACCAGTAAAAACAAAAACAATAGACTTTAACTTAATATCAAAATTGCCATCTACAGGTGGAGTTAGGTTATTTACATATCATGATGGAACATTATATTGTTCTACTGATGGTTATCAAAGTAGTAAATTTGCTGATAACCCAGATGATAGACAGTCAAAACTTTTCTATTATAAATCTGATTCAGAGTCATGGTTTAGAGAAGAAATTACATTTGACAGAAAGAAAATTTTTGACAACACAGGAGCTTATGATTTGCTAGGTGTTGTTAGACCACTTACTGCAATTAGTTACAAAGGAAGATTGTTTTTGAGTGGACATTACGGAAGTATTAAAGTTACATAATTATGGAATTTAATGAATCAAGTCATAGCAATGATTTTGTAGCATTTGGCGGAACAAGTCCTTCAATAACTACTACACCTTCAAATTTATCATATACGTCTTATGATGGCAAGAGTATATATTTAAATTTTGATGATATTGATAGTACTGGATTAGAGCCAAGTTCAGGATTAGAATTAAGATTCTCTGTTACAAAAAAGTTTGGTGCTATAGCTTCTACTGTAACTCCAGCTTCTACGTTTATTGATTCAACTCAGCCTAAAACACTACAATTAATTTTATCAACTGCAGACAGAGTAGTTGATTCAAGCTATAGTGGGTCAGGAGTAGCTCTTACAGCTCAAACAGTATTTGTATCCTATGATGCATCTTCTTTTGGCGCATCGGTTCCAAAATTATCTGACAATGATACATCTAAATCTTTTGTAAGTAGCTTCACTGGGGTTGGCGTTACTAACCTTACAAAAGAATCCAACCCTCCTGTATTTTCATATGCAACTTCAAGCGGTGATGGCAACAAGATCTATGTTTATTACAATGAAGCCACACCAACTATTTTGCCTACTTCTGGAATTGTTGGATTTGCAGTTACACAGAATAGCTTACCAGTTTCGGTATCACAAGGATATGTTTTAGATCCAACTGACTCTACAAATGGGAAGATTGTAGTTTTAGAACTTTCATCAACCTTAGAAATTAATGATGGTACTAATCCAGTCACCCTTACATACAATCAGCCAATATCAGATTTATTTAAAATAAGAGATAGTACTGGTACAGGATTAACTTTTGCAGTAGCTCTTAGCGGAGTTGCTGTTACCAATATTACAACTTCCACCGACCTTCCAAACATTTTATCAACATATACAGCTACGGGTTCTACTAGTGTTGTTGTAAATGTATTGATGTCAACAACTACCCTGCCTTCTTCTCCAAGTGGGTTTGGTGTAAGTGTTAATGGCGTTGCTAGATCAATTTCATCGATAGGTGCTTCAGCTTTCATCAATTCAGGCACAGCATCTACAATCTATCAGCTTACTCTATCAAGTTTTTATTCTCCTGAAGACATAATTTTTGTCAATTACACTAAACCTACAACAAGCTTTATAACTGACAGTTCTGCAAACTTAAATCAGCTAGCGTCTTTACCAGCACCTATAAGAGCAACAAACTTATTAACAGACAATCAAGCTCCATCATTAGACTCAGGATCTAGCTATGTAGAAACGACTGGTAAGGAAATTTATTTAAAGTTTACTGAAAATAATTCAAGACCATTATTGCCAAGTTCAAACGCTTCATTATTTAAAGTATTTATTGATGGGCAATCAACCCCATACAAGACAGTTACAACACTTGGAGTTGGTGTTACTCAAGATATAAAAATATCACTATATAATAGAATATTTTCTGACAGTGTTGTAAGTATTGGATATAGTGGAAATGGCTCAGCTTTTTCATTACGAGACAGCTCTGGTAATTATATTTCAAATTTTGAACCAACAACAATTCTAAACAATGCGACTTATGATGCGTATGGATTCTTTGATGCTAAAGATTGGAATGATTCTTTAGACAATAATACAGCTTATGGATTTGGAATTTCAGAATCTTTAGTTGACGTTTTTGTAAAATCAGAATTTTATCCTAATGCTAGTGTTATATATGATACTGAGCCTCCATATGGAGCAATCATCTTAAATAAAAAATCTGATGATGTAGACCCAGGCGTTAAAGTTCATTATTTTTCAGGGCTTGGATATTCAAGCTTAACAGTTACTGAGCAATCAACTTCAATTGTTGATTTTAAACTGGATAATTTACAATCAGCCTTCCAATTTTATTCTGATAGAGATCAAAATATTTCAACAATCACAGTGAAATTGAAGAAGACTGGAAATATTTTAAATATGGGTGACAGTATTATAATGTCTGTCTACTCAACTACAGAATCAACCAACACTCCAACTACTTTATTAGGCACATTAAGTGGAGTTCAAGTTTCTGAACTTACCACTTCATATGCAACATATTTATTTACTACTACTGCAATTTCAATTACAGCTGACACATTCTATTGGGCTGTATTAACTTTAGATAATTTACCAATAGCAGTTACTGGATCTGTTAGCATTGAATTAGCAACACATGAAAAAGTAGATTATGAAGTAGCTTATTTTGATGAAACAGATACTAAATGGGTAAGGCTTGCTAATAGAACAGCATACTACGATTTAGCTAGTTTTAATACTGTATCTCTTGAGTTGAATTCTAAAGACTATCTCTTGGATATATATGAAAATCCAATCAAAGAAGTAACACTATATGGTGGTTCTTCTGATCTTTCAAAATATGAAGTTATTGGGAATGAAAATTTTAATTATGTTCTCAAAAAATTTGATAAAGTTTATGAAGATCTAGCTGATTCTGCAAATGATATTTATCCAACAGTTACTAATATAGTTGTTGGAGCTACTGCAAGAAACAGCAAAACTTATGTACTTCAAATCAAAGAGACTCCAAGTTCAGCTTGGAAAAATGTTTTTGAAAATGTTGCAGATACAGAAACATTAGACTATTTGAACTTTGCATTTGACACTCCTATAAAATTGTATGCCGCAAGATTATTCTATAGAGGTGATTATTTTACAATCGATCAAACTGCTGATTTGACTCTTGCAGCCTATGACAAATATTCAAATGTAGTGTCTGCTCAAATTTCAAGATATGCAGATTTTAGAGATGCTTCAAACTTCCCTAATGCAGATTCAAAAGGCTTTATTGATTTTTCATATGGAGAAACAACCTTTGCAAATGTTGACCTTGTAAATGCTCCTTTTTTGTGGGATAAAAAATTATTCAATACTTCTTCTGAAATAAATGCAATTGTTACTTTCAATGACAAAATATTAATTGCTGCAAGTAACAAGATGTTTGTTTATAAAGACGGAGAAGTTTATCAAGTAATAAGTGAAAGCTTAGTAGATGAAAAATATCAGATAACTTGCTTACATGTTTACAATGGCCGAGCTTATGCTGGCACTAATAATGGCTTGCTTTTTGTTTCTTATAATGGAGAGTTTTGGAGTGTTATAAATGCAAAACAACCACTTCTCAAGACATCATACAAGACAATAAAACCTATAACTTCATTAACTTCTATTGGAGAAGATTTATATATAGGAACAAACAAGGGTGATACATCTGCTTCTTCAGTCTATAAGTATGATGGTGCAAAGCTTGAAAAAATTAGAGATTTTAATTCTTATGATCAAGTTTCAAGTTTAGCTGCAAAAGATTTTACTCTTTTTGTAGGATTAGGTGGCGCTTTTGGCTCAGATGCAAGTGCTATATACAAATACTCAAATTCAGAATGGAATCAAACTCTTACATCAGATTTTGATAATGTTGAAGCATTATGCAAATCAGTCACAAGATCTTCTGTTTTAGCAGCATTTAGAGGCGGTCAAGTTTGGGAACTTACTTACGAGAACAATATTGCAAAAACATGGAAGAAAATTTTTGATACTTACGCAGATCATGTTTTTTCAATTTATGATGATCCAAATGGTAACTATGTATATATCTCTACAGACAATGGAGTATATGGTTACTTCTTGTCTGCAAGTGGGTTCAAGAAAATAACTTCATACAACTATGAAACAAATCACTTAAATAAAGTTTGGAGATCGTATACAGCAGCTACAGGAATTACTTGGACAGATATTGGAGACATTGAAAGTTATAACTACATATCTGGATCCGCTCAAACAACTGCTATAAATTTTGGAGGATCTGGAACTGCTCTTACATTCCCGACAGGTTACACATATCCATCCTTAACTTTAGAGGGTGCAATCAAGGCTGAAAAAGATGGAGCTTGTACTTTTAGAGTTGATTCAAGTGTTGGATTCAATTTATTCTTAAATGATTCAATACAAATAAATAATTTCAAGAGCACAACAACTTTAGAGACAAAATTCTCCACTAATACCTTTACATTATCAGAGGGCGATTTTGTAAAATTCAAGTTGCAAACATATAACAATGTTGGCACAGGATCAACAATTAGACTTTATTGGCAAAAGAGTTCATTAGATCCTTATGAATTGATACCAGCAACTCAGTTCTTTGGTGTGAGTAAAATCAAATCTGTATCAGCTATTGGAAATACATTCTATGGAGCTGGACAAGATGGATCAATCTATCAATTCCTACCTACTCCATATGAGAACAATACAAGAAATGTTTATGTAAGATTTAAGGATCAAGCTGGAAATGTTCAAGGTATTGTTTTACCAGCTCACACAGAACCATTTGAACTACTTTCAGACAAATTATTGCAAACATCAAATGTTTCAAATAATCCGAGTTCATTCATTCAAAATGAAATTACTAGTGTTGTGTCTAACTCAAATACTACAATCAATCCAATAACTGGAGAAAAGCAAAATTCTAATACTAATTTGCCAACTCAATCTCAAGTTAACAACAATACCAACACAAATACCAACACTAATACAAACAACAACAATCAGGTACTAAATACAACTAACAACAATGGAGTTATATATCAAATTGTTAAGAATGCAGATAACTCATTGTCCAGAAGAAATGTATATGTTCCACCTTCAAGACTGTATCCTATTTACGCTCCTGACAGAAAAATAAGAGAACATGGAATTTATGAGCCACAACCGATATATGTTCCAAGTTTAATCGGATGGAGTGAATTAGTTGCTCTTATATTAAATAAGTATCCAGCAACACCAGACAGCAATATTGATAATGGAACTGCTGTAAATATTTACATAAAATCAGGAGATACTAGGTCAGCATGTTTAGCTGCAAATTATAGTAATGCATCTTCTCTTTCATCTATCAACGATGCTTATGCCTCTACAACTGCACAGTCTTTGTCAGTTGATATATCTTCATATTCTGGAAAATGGCTGCAATATAAAGTTGAATTAGTCACTTCATCTAAAAATCTTTCTCCAGAATTGCTGTCTGTAGCCTTGACTTACAATTCATCTCAAGGAAGCTATTTCTTTACGAGAATGTTTGACACTGAAAATTACGACACTGCAATTCCTAAAATTAAAAGAGGTTTGCTTACTTCTAATGAATTAAAGAATAATGGAAGTATTGTTTACGGATATACAACAACAGATGCTACTAATGAAACATATAATTTTGAAAATTATACTATAATCACTCCTAACAAAACGTTTGAATTATCTGAAGCATCTAGCAAAATTAGGTTTGGTATATTGCTTACTTCTACATCCAGCACTCCTTCTATAGTTTATGATTTTGCCGTACAACTTGATATAGGAGATGCTAATATCAAATTTATGCCTGAGTTATAGCTAATAAATGTCTAACAGAACAAGTTTATATAAATTCTTATATTCTCAATTTGGAGATATCTGGTATCCTGGTTACGATTATGAAAACATGTTGACTGTTGAAAGTCAGTTTTCAGGATTGTATTCATTCATTAAACCTGGAGTCTTATCAGGTTGGGATGTAACTAAGCTTGTTGATAGTAGAGCGGATCAAATACTTTTACTTGATGCTTACAATGCAAATGTAAATAGTGAGTATGGTGTCAAACTTCAAGACTTAAATTTAGAATTTGATGTCACTGCAAAATTAGCAACTACCTTAAACATTACTCTTTCTGGTGAACAAGCTATAGATGGAGTTTCTGCAGTAACTGGCGATATAGTTCTCGTCAAGAATCAATCAACGTCAGCAAATAATGGCGTATATGTTGTAAGCTCCTCTACATGGACCAGGCATAGTAGTTTAAATTCTTCAAGCGATTATTCTGAAAATTTTGTATGTTATGTTTCTTCAGGCTCAACAAATGAAAAAACATTATGGATAGGTGCAGTTTCTAGTCAATCTTTTATTCTAGGAACTAATAATCTTAATTTTGATAATGCTTTCAAACAGTGCATAAAAGTTTCTACAGGAAGAGGAATAGTATCAAAATTTTCTTCTAAAACTGAGAAAATTTACTATTTCAGATACACAAATACAAACACATATTTTGTCTGGGCTGAATCTGGTCTTTCAACACTTAAAGATGAATACTGCAACATCGTTTCTCCACAAGTTCCAAATGAAAAATATGATTCTTACAATGAAGCAACTTATTTAGCTTCAGTTATAGTAGATTCTGACTCAACTTACAATAGTTATAAAATTGTATCTGACATCATCTATTCTGAAAAAAGAAACCAAATAAGTTCAGATCAAGGCGAGTTTCAGAAAAATTTACAATTATCTTTTCTCTCTCACAAACATTTAGGATCAAGCAACCCAGATCAAATTAATTTACAAAATTATATTTATCTAAAAGCATATAACTTTGATAATTTTGAAAACAACTTTGGTTCTTCAATATTTGTACTAAGATCACTTGACGGCGCTTTATTTATCGACACCTTAAGTAATTATGGAAGCCCTATTGTTTCTCTTGATGGTGTTGAATTAGCAGATAGTGAATATGCTTTTGATCAAACAAGTGGATATTTAAGACTGTTCCTTAAGACTAGCGTCAAAGCAAGTTCTTCTTTGTTTGTAATTCTTCCTAAAGCAAAAACAGTCAGGCTAATTGCAATTGATGCTACCTTTCAAAAACTTACATCAGCAATAACTTTACAATCTTTTGTTTTGCTTTCAGATGGCAATATTACTCAAAAATTAAACGACGATGGTTCAACTTCAGATATATATTCTAGATTTGCTTGGACAAACTACAAATATAAAACAGCTAAGGTTTATCTTGATGGAAACTTATTATCAAGCCAACATTATGACATAAATCCTAATTCAGGGACTATATACCTAAATAAGACACTTCCTAATTATGACGATTATACTTTTGAAGATCTTGTAGTTTATATTGATGAAAATATTGATGAAGTTACTGGATTATTAAGTAATAAAAATATTGATAACTTTGATGCTAACCAAATTATATCAGGAAAAGTAAGTCTTGATAATTTGAAAATTTATCATTCTTCAAGAAATAGATACAAAGAAACATTAAATTTTACTCCTGACAAGTATTTAACTTCAGGCATTGGAAGAACAATATTATATCCATTCAATACATCATCTAGTTTACAATTTTCTGATTCAATATCAAAGATTTATGAATCTAATAATATAAATTCTAATATTAGCTATATATATGCAGCAAGTAGTAGAGGCTTGCATTTATTAAACAAATCAAATAACTTAGCTATATATGATTCTGATTGGAATAATGATTTTGGTAAAATTAAAGACATTATTGATGACAATGTCTTGGGTTCAAATTATTTCAAAAAAACTTATTTTCTTACATATGATGGGCAGATTTACAGCAAAAAATCTAGCACTATTGAAAAAATAAAACTTCCCACAAATTCTTCTGGGCTTGCATTGACAGCTTCTAGTTTTTGTGTTTCTACTGATAAACTTCAATTAGGCTCAGGATCAGCAACTACATATGCTTATAGAAATTTCATTCATTTTGGTACGTTAAATGGCCTATTCTACGCAATCATAGAAGATGGTCAGAAAGAGAATGAATGGGAATGGATCAATGTTTCAAGTGTCAAAAATTCATCTAACGAAATAGAAAATTTCTTTGAAAAAGTTTCTGATGCTAAAGAGATAACTACATTAAGTACAGAGTTTGTTGAAGGAGATATTGATCTATTAAGTAGTGATAGAAAAATTTATGTTGCTAGTACTGGAAATACAAGCAAGGGATTATATTCAGGTAATTATTCAGGAATAACAAAAGTATTTGATCAAGAAGTTAAAGGCATCTATGTTGTTCAAGATGGCACAACAAATCTGAATAAAAATAGTTTGATATGGTGGACAGACTATGCAGCATACGTGAGTCACTCTGCTTACTACACTGAAGATGCTAATGGAAAAAGATGGACACTTCCTCTTTCATCAACAGCAAGTACATCAAATATTTTAGCTGCAACATCAAAAAAATTATTTGCATCTTACTCTTCTCTAAGCTCTCCGCATACTCTTACATATTATCCATACGAAGTTAATGGATCAGGATCTGTAAGCGTAGCTAGCTCAACTACTGTAATAAATGGAAATCTTACAAAGTTCAATGATTATGCTGGAATTGCCCTTAGTATTGGTATTGGAGCTACTTCTGTAGCTACTGTATCTCAATGGTATGGGATTTCATCTATTGAAGAAAATAACAAAATAAATTTATCGCAAACTTATTCTGGCTCATCTATTGCAAATACTTCTTATGTTTTGTCACTTTCTAAATCAATATTTGGGGTTGATGATTACACTTACTCTTCAACAGGCAGCTCGCAAACAGTTTTAGTTAAGAATCAAACAGATAAAACACAAAATGGTGTTTATTATGTAAGTGTTTTGGGATCCTCAAGCCTAAACTGGGAACTTACAAGAGTTACCAATATAGGCACTACGGCTAATTCAAAACTAAGCATAATAAATGGAACTAAAAATCAACAAAGTATATGGTATTTTGATCCTTTTGCAAATACTGTGAGTTTTGGATCTACAGAATTCAATTACTATCCTTACATATTAAAAATATATCAAAATTCAACTCCAGTAG